TGTGAACGCCGACGGCACGGGCATGTTTTGCCTCCTCGGCCATGAGGTGAACCCTGCCGCTACCTGCCAAGTCTTCCACCTCCTTGGCTTCGGATCGACGCTGCGCAAAGCACGCTCCATGGCTTCGCGCAAACTTCCTGCCGCCAAATGAAAAACACCCTGCCCGAAAATCAGATCGCCGAAAAAGCCGTCGTCGGCGCGGCGATCACCGACGGCCGCACGGCCGATAGCGTGCTCGAGGCGCTCACGCCGGAGCAGTTTGTCCTGCCAGCGCACCAGAGCATCATGTCCGCCATCGCCTCCATGCGGCAGTCTGCTCGGCCGGTAGACCTCATCCTCCTCACCACTGAGCTCGACAAGCTCGGCCTGCTCGAGGAGGTCGGGGGCCACGCCTATGTCACGGAACTTGTCCAAGAGCTTTCCATCACGCTAAACTGGCGCTACTACGCCGCCGAAGTGCTGGATGTGTGGAAACGCCGTGCCATGCGCCAAGCCGCCATCGCCATGGCCGAGGCTGCCAGCGACCCCGCACTCACCACAGAGGATGCGCAAGAACGCTGCGAGCAGGCCCTCTACGCCCTCCGAGACCACACAACAAGGGAAAACCCCGTCGCGCACTGTAAAACGGCTGTAATGGCCGCCGTGGACCATATCGAAAAAGTCCACCGCAATCGCGGCGAGACCGTCGGCCTCGCCACCGGCATCTACGATCTGGACCGCTCCACCAGCGGATTCCTCGGCGGGCAGATGATCGTCATCGCCGCCCGCCCCGCCTGTGGCAAGAGCGCCCTCGGCATGCAGATAGCCCTGCACGCCGCGCTTGCCAGCAATGTGCCCACGCTCGTCTTCTCGGTCGAAATGCCCAGCACCGAGCTCATGGTCCGCGCCATCTGCTCCGAGGCCGGTGTCGATCTCCAGCGCGTGCGCGACGGATTTTTCAAGTCCCAAGACCTCAACGCCGTATCCTCCTCCGCCACCCGCCTCACGAAGGCACCTCTCTACCTCGACGACACGCCCGGCCTCACCGTCGCGCAGTTCCGCAGCCGCGCCCGCCGGGCAAAGACCGCCCACGGCCTCGGCCTCATCGTCGTTGATTACCTGCAATTCATGCACGGATCGTCCAAGCGGGCCAATGAGAGCCGAGCGCTGGAAGTCAGCGAGATCAGCAAAGCCATCAAGACCGTCGCCAAGGAGCTCAACCTCCCCATCATCGCGCTGGCACAGCTGAACCGCGACGCCGACGAAGGCAGCAAGCCCAAGCTCTCCAACCTCCGCGAGTCCGGCAGCATCGAGCAAGACGCCGACACCGTGCTCCTCATCCATCGCCTGGATAAAAACAAAAAACGCGGCGATGACGAAGAGCCCATGGAGCACAACACCTTGCTCATCGTTGCCAAGCAGCGAAACGGCCCCACGCCCGAGATCAAACTCAACTTTGTCGGCCAACAAACCACCTTCCACAATGTGACCGAGAAAGCCTACAGCAACAATCAAAGCGAAAGGCAGAAATAAACCCATGACCATCAACCACACATCCACCTGCACCAAGACCGAATACCACTTCGAGCTCACCTCAAATCGAACCTCTTCAAAGTGTCCGGACATTTTGTATAAAGTGGTGATTATCTTTGAGAACGGAAAATTTTCCAAGTGCATTTTCCCTTTTAATCACAGTTACACCCGCGAGCAATGGGCGATGCTGGCCGAGATCGAGAGCGAGATACACCGCATCGAGCTTGGTCTTTTGAAATGAGAGACTCGGTAAGCCGTGAGTGCCAGTCGGTGAGAGTCACGCAAGGCGGCCGAAGTCTGAACGGAATATTTGCGGATGGCTCAAGTTTAACGACCTGTCTCTGAAGGGTCTCCACAAACCACGGACTCAGAGCCGGGGCGCGGCGGATACGCGCACAACAACCCTCAACACACCCATAAAACAAATGTCAATCATCTCAGATTCAGCCATATCCTGCCCTGCCTGCCACCGCGAATGGCAGGACCACCCAGGCGCTGCGCATTGTTGCAAGCTCGCCACCGACCTGGCGGCAAACCTCCGCGCCGTCCTCACCTACGCCAAGCCACCGGAATACAGCCGAGACCTCGGGGAGCAGGAGGTTTTCTACGACCTCATGGAAAATGCCAGGCGGTTGATCGTGAAGGCGCGGGCTTTTGAAAGCGAATTGTGAACTCCCTCCGCGACTACATTGCCCACCGCCGCATCGACGCCACCCATGCGCTAAATCTTCTGCAAGACGCCGGGGTCATCTCCGATCTGTGCGTCACGGTCGATGATGTCGGCGATGCGGGCAAGGCTGTTGCCTGGTTGAGCCTGCATGAAGATGAAGTCAAGAGAGCCGCAAAATGAAAGAAGTAGATTGTCTGGTGCATACATCCGCTGATGATTTGCGAGCTCAAACCAAGTATTTTCGCATCACGGGCGTTTATCCTGATGGCGCTGTTTTGCGTCAAGCTCACGAAACTTGCGTGCGGCTTGGCTACAAAACGAAGGCGAAAATTTTGCAACCTCTTCTGAAGCGCCCATGATCCCTCAGAGCAAAAGCCCAGTCATCCCGGAGATCGTCATCGAAGGCCGCCGTCCCGACGGCACCTTTGTGGTGCAGTATCGCGGCCAGCGCTTGGGAGCCACTGAGTCGCAGTTGCTCGCCATCCACCGCGAACGCGAGGAGCAGATCGCCCGCATGGTGGAGGATCCGTGGCGCTACGGGTGGGAGAATCCCGCTTGGGCGCGGGCGGATGCGGCATTCACGGGGCTGCGGGAAAAATTCCCCAAAGGCGTCACGGAACTTCTCATCCTCGGCGGCAATCGCTCCGGCAAGTCGCGCTACTATGCGCGGCGGGCCATGCAACACCTCGTCAACAAGCCCGGCGCAAAGGTGTGGTGCCTCCAATCCACCGAGGCCGCGTCGATCCAATCCCAGCAGCCTTACATCTGGGAATACCTCCCCCACGAATGGCGGCCGGCCGGGAGTGGCAAACTCAAAAAAGGCAGCGTGGCAAACATCACCTACTCGCAGAAAGGCGGATTTACCGAAAACTCGCTGGTGCTGCCAAATGGCTCGCAGTGTTGGTTCAAATTCTACTCCATGGATGTCACCTCCATCGAAGGCTCAGAATTAGACTTCTGCTGGGCCGACGAACTGGTAACCCCCGATTGGATCGAGGCGCTGCGCTTCCGTTTGCTCACCCGCGATGGTGAGCTCGGCATTGGCTTTACCCCCATCGAAGGCTACACAACCACTGTGAAGGAATACCTCGACGGGGCCAAGACCATCGAGGAAGTCGATGCCCCGCTCCTTCCGCGCTACCGCGATGGCAACTTGATCGGCTTGGAGCAAGTGCCGCGCATCCAACAATGCACCAGGGAAAAGGCGCGAGTGGTTTATTTCCACACCTCGGACAACCCCTACGGCAACCCCGAAGCAATGGAAACCGAGCTGCGCGGGAGCAACCGCGAGCGCATTCTCATGCGTGCCTATGGCGTGCCGACCAAGGCAAAGATGTCCATGTTTCCAAAATTCCGCGACGGCGTGCATGTGGTGCCTGCCGACAAGGTGCCGAGGGATGGCACCGTCTTTCATTTCGTCGATCCAGGCGAAGGGAAAACATGGGCGATGTTGTGGACCCGATTTACGCCGGATGGCCGGGCGTGGATTTACCGCGAGTGGCCCGACCAGCTCGACTACATTGAAGGCGTCGGATACCCCGGCCCGTGGGCCGAGGCGGATGGCAAACTGCAAGACGGCCGCCCTGGTCCCGCACAAAAAGCCTGTGCCGGTTTTGGGTTCGACGACTACAAGCGCATCATTGAAGCCGCTGAGAAAGCAGACTCCGCCGAAGTCGCCGAGCGGTGGATGGATAGCCGCTATGGCAACACGCCCACCATGACGCATGAAGGCGTGCGCACCCTCATCGAGCAATGCTCCGAGCGCATCGACATGGACTTCCGCGCTACCAGTGGGCAAGCCATCGTCGAAGGCGTTACTGTCATCAACGACTGGCTTTCCTACAACGAAGAGCAACCGGTCGATGCCCTCAACTCCCCGCGCCTTTACATCAGTGATCGCTGCCAGAACCTCATCTACGCGCTCAAAACATGGACCGGCGCTGATGGTAAGAAAGGCGCGACCAAAGATTGGGTCGATATCCTCCGTTACATCGCCCTCAGCGGCGTCGGCTACGAAGATCCTGCCATGCTGCGAGCCCGCCCAGGAGGCACCTATTGACACCCACCCCCTATAATGAATTTCTCATGAAACTACTCCGCCGCCGCGATGTCATGGCCCGCCTTGGGGTGAGCGCCAAGCAAGTCACCAAACTCATTGAATTAGGCATCCTGCGTCCACTGCGCAAGCGTGGCTGCCGCGCCTGGTATCGAGCCGCCGATCTGGAAAAACTGGCATGAACGAAAAACGAATCAGATTTGATGGCTCTCTAAGCCGCAACACAGGCGAAAAGTATTTCAAGCTCTACTTTGAACCAAAGAAAACCGAGGCCGAGACAGCCGCCACACCAGCCGTAGAGCCAGTGGCCGTGCCGCTCTCCGAGTCTCCTGACATTCCCTTTTGATGAGTGCCGAAGACTTGCAAGCCGCATGGTGTGTGCCGCCCGAGGAACTCTGGTTCCGCAGCGTCATGGCCAAATTGAACGACGCCATCGAAGACGCCGCCGAGATTACTTGCATGCCGCAAACGGCGCAGAACCCCGGCCTGCTCGCCCACAGCGCAGGCGGCTTGGAAGCCCTTCGCACCTTGCGCGAAGAGATCGAGCGCACCCGCGCCGAGGCATTTGATTCCAAGAAATAATTCTTTTTCTCGGTGTTCTCCGCGACCTTGGTGGTGAATCTTTTTAGTCCCCGTTTCGTCCCATTAGTGCCCATTAGCGCCCGTTTCGCCAGCAGCCTATTGCCTTCTGAAAAATTGGCCTGCAGATTGCGATTCAAAGGCGAGTGCTAACTGCTCGCCGCGAGCCCGTGAAAATGTCGGGCCCGCACGCAGACTCAGTTCTGACACATACCCGCGACTTGGACGCAAAACAAACCATGGACCAGACAGACACGACATTCAGCATCGGCGACGTTATCGACACGCTGGGAATCACACTCCCGACTATCGATGAGACCCTGGAGGCCGCAGAGGCCACACCGGAAACAGACGCGGATGAGACCACCACTGACATAAACCCCGAGGATCAGCCCGAGGAAACCGCCGCACCGGAAACGGACGACGAATCCACGGAGGATTCCGAACAACCCGAAGAAGAGCCCGCCGAGGAAGACGACGCCGCCGAGGAAAACCCCGAGTCCGCCGAAGCCCCCGCCGTTCGCAAGCTCGCTAAGCGAGTGGACAAGCTCACCGCCCGCGCCAAAAGCGCCGAGGAGCAAGCTACAAGCCTGCAAGCCGAACTCTCCGCTACCAAGGAAGCGCTCACTCGCGCCCAGCCTATCGTGGTGCAAGATGCCGCCGACCCATTGGCGGACGTCACCACGGCCGAAGCTCTGGAGAGCCGACTCGCCGCCGCGAATACCGTGCTTGACAATGTGCCCGACCTCATCTCGCAAGCCGACATGGAAGGTGGCGAAGTGGAAGTGCCCATGGGAGACGGCAGCACCCGCAAGTTCACCAAGCAAGAGCTCCAAGAACGCCTGCGAGTCGCCCGCCAGATTCTCAAGGCCGAGCCTGCCCGCCGCACCTACCTGGCCCAGCGCGAGAACTTCCAGCACGAAGCCCGGCAGGTTTACCCCGAGTTGTTCCAAGAAGATTCCCAAGCCCGGCAGATGATGATGGCTACGCTCAAAGCGTATCCCGGCATCGCCAAGCTGCCCAACCTCGAACTCATCATCGGCGACGCCATTCGTGGCCAAGCCCTCCGCTTCCAGCAAGCCGAGGCGCTTTACAAGAAAGCCGCCGCTGCCAAAGCCAAGCCTGCCGCCCCCGCGAGCAAGCCCGCCATGGCACCCAAGGTTGTCAGTCCCTCAGCCGCCCCCAAAACCAAATCGAAAGCCGACCCGCTCGAAGCGTTGAAAAAATCTGGAAACCGTGATGCCGCCGAAAACTTCGTCGCCTCACTTTTCAACTAACTAACCCCAAAAATCCCCCCCACCCCCCCCAGAATATTATGGCAGCTACACCCATCACGACAGTCAAAGGCCAGCGCGAAGATCTCTCCGACGCAATGGTCCTCATTGAACCCGGCGACACACCGCTTTTCTCCATGTGCAAAAAGGCCAAGGAGCCAACCAATGTGCTCTTCCAATGGCCCGCCGACCGCTACAACGACCCACAGACCGCAGGCGTCCTCGCCGACGCGGATGTCTCGACCTTCGACGACCAACACGCAAACCGCACACTCCTCAGCGGCCGCATCCAGAAGGTGCGCCGGGCGTTCCAAGTGGACGACCTCGTTGAGAATGTCGCCGACCTTGCAGGCGTTGGCCGCAAGCAAGCATTCAACAAAAGCGCCGCTAAGGCTCTCGTTGAGCTGAAGATCGACATCGAAGCCATCATGGGCTCCGACAACGACAGCCAGGTGCAATCCGGCGCAGCGCCCTACAAGACCCGTGGCATCGGCGAGTGGATCAAATCCACAGCGCAGGCCGATACGGCAACCGCTGTTCCCACAGCGTTCCTTACCCCCGCCGCTTCCATCAACGCCACAGCGACTGCTTCTCTCACTGAGAACAATGTCATCGACGTGTTGCAGAGCATCTACGGTGTGCGCCGCGCCCGCCGGAACTACGACCTCGTTTGCGGCGTCGCCCTCAAGCGTGCGTTCACAAACTTCATCCGCACCCAGAGCGCATCGACCAACGTCATGTCCAGCGTGCGCACCTTCAACTCCAACGTCTCGGAGAAGAAGATCGTGAACACCATCGACATCTACGAAGGCGACTTCGGCATCCTGTCAATGCATGTCTCCACCTACCTCGCCCATGGCGCGGCCGCAGCCGTCTCCGCCGCTCGCGGATATGTGCTCGATATGGATCTCGTCTCCATCGGCTTCAATCGCAAGCCTCGCATGGAAGAGCTGGAAGACCGTGGCGGCGGCCGCCGTGGCTTCTGCGACGCCATCTTCGGCGTAGCAGTGAGCAACCCGCAGGTGCTTGGAAAATTCGCAGCCACTGCGTAACACCCGCCCCCCAGCCCTGCCGGTGGCCTGATTCTTGGTGTCTCAGGCCGCCGGCATCGGGGCTCCCCCTTTTCTCAAATATGGAAATACTCAAAGAAGCGCTTAGTGACATCCCTGGAGAAGTGGCCGAGGGCATAAAGAACGAGCTCCTCGCCCAGTGGAACTCCAAGGCCGTTCTTGCCGACGCCCGCCAGCACCTCATTGCCGCCGACCACGCCAAGCAAGACCTCCGCAGCATCGAAGGCGTAGGCGCTTTGACTCTCTCCATCGACCCTCAGATTTACCATTTCTGGAACTGGCAATTTCCTGATTGCTGGAACGACCCAGACTTTATCCCATGGTTCAAGCGGAACTACCCCCAGTGCGTTGTGCGCTGCGGCGGCACAGGCAAGACCATGCTCCTCATGCCGGGCCTCAAAGCAGCATGATTTCCCTTTTTGCCAGTCCACGCATTGCGGCGGGGTTTGTTTTCCCTGGTTATTCTTTCGCGCTGGCCGTAACCGCATCAAAAGCGGCCTCTGGCAACTCTTTCTAATGCACGACGACGAGCCCACGCGCGACACGAAGTATTGGATCGGCGAGCTTACCCAAGCCGCTACCGATGGCGGGTGGTTCTCCACCATCCGCAGCCGGAACTACGATACCCGCATGGCCTTGTGGGATGGCCAATCCACCGACGGCCGCAAGTGGGCCACCAACCTCGGCAAAAATGTGTTCCCCTGGGAAGGCGCGAGCGATTGCCGCA